CCTTGAGCTATAAGCCTTCGCGCTTTTTCGTTAGTCTTGAACGAGCTGTTAAATAAACCCTCTTCGTTTACGATCATCTCCTTCAGCGCTGCAGATCCAGGCAGGTCATGCGATGCTGCAGGCATAGCTGCGTTAACTATTTCGATAGGTCCCTTAACGAGCCCCTGCATTGCAGAGAGATCTTTGATCTTTCCTTCTACCACGGTCACTGAACCGTCATCTTTGATTATATGTGTTTTCATAGTTATCCTTTCGTTGTTAATCCAGACATGTACATAAGACCAGATGGGAGATAAGTCAAGAAGAAAGTTCAGGAACTTTTTCACCAGATGCACGCTGCCATCTCGTGATGCTTTATGTATTACTCCAATACCACTATCCTTTCCTGAAACGAGAACGAGCCACCAGCTTCAGTCACCAGATGGGAAGACTGAGCTGCTGGTGGCAGTTCTTAGTACCAATAGGTAAACGAGAACGAGCTTCGGTGAACGAGAACACGGAGTGTGCTGCATCAGCTCCTGATGGGGGCTCAACGGAAAACAATGATATAAAAGTTGGCCCCCGAGAACGAGAATAAACTAGAATTAGTCTCTTGCCAAGTCCAGCTCGGTGACGCTGCCCCCAGATGCAACATTAACAACGAACCGTTGTTCTTGCTTCATTGAACGAGAACGAGCTTTCGCTGCAGGGAGATCCAGCAGCTCCCAGATGGCATCCTGAAGGAGGGGCCACTGTACGGGAAACGAGAATGAGAAGCGAGGTTTCAGTGTACGAGGATCTGTAAACGCGGACAACGGTCTGTAGAGTTTCAAACTTCTCTCCGAGAGGGTCTCATTGCAGATCAATACAGTTCCACCAGCTTTCAGTCGTTTATTAATCCATGATATTTGCCATTTAGATAGCTTCGGATATCCAACGTAATCCGATTTAAGTTCCATCCAAAATTCTTTGCTTGCCATACACCCATTTAAGTCAGGAATACCATTGATTGTTTTAGATTCTATGCGGGTAAAATGTATTTTGGGACAACATTTTTTTATTTTCTGCCATAGTACAGATTCACGTTTTTTCATAAATTATTCAGATCGGTTTAATACCTTTTCTATCTTTGTAACACTTGATCTAAGTAATACATTCCTGTCGGAGAAAACTGCTGATTCTTCATCATAAGAGGCAAATGTCCACACATGTTTACTATCTTTATCGAATATAAATGCATGAGTAATCATCTTTGCAGGTTTAAGTTTCTTTACTTCTGAAGCTTCTGCGTGCCCAGCATCACCGCAGGGATCCAACCAATAAATTCTGTAGTAATAGTATTTCTTATCACCAACGAGAGCAGTTTTGTATTTACTTTTTTTCCGTCTTAACATTTACCCTACCTAAATTCATTGTTAGATCAGAATTATGTACTTCGTTGAACACCGTAATGAAAGATGTCCAATTGTTACCCTTCAGGTAATTCTTTTGTCTCTGGCTTAACTTCGATCGTTTTGGCGTTAAATCCATCGATCTTGTTCGAAAGCTCACTAAGTTTTTTCTCAAGCTCTGCACGTGACATACCCTCCAATCCTGATACTTTTACTTCTCTTTTGTCTACATAAAGACCAGCAAGTTGTCCTGATCTAAATTCTGCATTGATTGCTGATGCATATTGTTTTTCTGTGTATGCAGCGTCAGCATATTTTTCTAACCTTTTGTATCTACGCAGTTTATCTTTTTCATATTTAGCTTGTGCTTTTGCAAGTTGCTGATCTAAATATTTTACTACGTGTGGATTGTGTCTTCTTTGTGTAAGCCTACTACCAATATCTGAAAAATTTTTATCGTTCTTAGCTTCATAGCCAGCTCTTTTACAAGCCTCAGCTTTTGTAATCTCACCCCAATTAGCTACAAGTATATCAATAAACTTTCTTTGTTTTGGAGTCAGATCATCTACAGTTCTTAAAGCTTTAGATTTAAGAGCCATTAGTTATCCCGTGCTTTGGTAAATCTTTTTTTCAAATAAGCACCCGCTGTATCTTCTATTTTACTTTGATACTTCTTAATGTTTCTAGCACCTCTTTTTAATGATGCTTGAATATTTCTAGGTAACTTTTTAGTGCCCTCTCCAACATGACTTAAGGCCTTACCAATCATTTGTGCTTTTTGGTTTTTAACATCTAACTTCTTTAAACCTTTTAAAAAAGTTTTATTACTTGGATCATTTGCTGGGCCTGAGCTGTACATTTTATTGATTTTTCCCATCATGTCGCCCTTAAGTTTTTTATAAACATCTGATTTCATAAAAGCTTTTACAGCTTTACCACCAGTTCCTTTTATTAAACCGCCAAGTAAATATTTGCTTGATTTCATTTTTTTCTCCTTAATCCTCGTTTGTATGCTTTTCTTATACTTAGCTTATCTAAGCCAATCAAGTCTTTAACAGCATCTTGAAATCTTGAAGTAGTTGTAGATCCATAACCACCACCTATATCAAGCATTGTTTTTGCGCTTAGTTTATTGTTACTTATAGAATAAGTTCTACCACTTAATGTGCTCTTCTGTAGTGATTGTTTCTTAATAGGTACAGGGCCTTTACCACCACCAGCATGAATATTGTATTTACTTACAGATTTTACCATAGCTTTTTCTCTAGCACGGTTCTTTTTACTGATAGCTTTACCAATTTTAGACAAAGTTTTTCTACCCATCTTTGTCTTCGATAACAATTTAATACCTTTAATAACTACTGTCATAATAATTTCGGGGCAGGTGTTATCAGGATCATCTTCAACAATGTCCCAAGTTTTGCCACCCACCGCAATTTTTATTATATAGATTATTTTAACCTCCGACTAGGTTACCCAAATCAACATTTTTACACTACGCAAGGAAATATTGATATTGTGGTGTATCCAGATACACCACGGATACACCTACAGATACACCATAAAATCGATTATAAGTGTTGATATACAACAATAATAATCATCAGATACACCAGATACACCACTTTTGACCTCTGATTAAAAAAAGTGCTTAGGGGTCTAGAAAATCTATATAGTAGATTCTTTGACCTAGACGGACGAATACTGTACAATCATGGAGTTATATAACATATTTTCTTGTTATCTTTAGGGCGTGGAGGGAGACTGAAGCGCCCTTTTTTTTGTTCCGTTGTCCGTTATTCTGTGGTATATATCGAATCAAGGAGGACACATGACATAAATTAGGTCGAAAGGGTTACATGCTCTCTCGACATCTTTTCCCCAAAAGAAGGTTTACATGTAGCCCTTACCTAAACCACACTATGCTTGATAACGATTATTTTTTAAGTTTTATTACGATCTGTTCGATTCTTTACCTTATATGGGTCATAAATACTGCGTGACCACGCTTTAATTCTATCATACCATTCTTTCTTATATTTCGGATCTCTAGTTCTTTCCCAATTTTTAGCTGCAATATTAATTTTATTTAGAGGATTCATAGAAGTTCTGTAAATGATAATCATAAAAACTCTCCTTATTTTTAACAGCATTATCCCACTCAAATTTCTGTTTTTCTATATTAATAAGCAAATGTCTATACTGAGTAATAAAATCAATTTCACTTAAACCTTGATAATATTTCATTGTATCAACTTCAGTCCCATACCATTCAAAGCCAAAAGATACAGGCACAAATCCATCTCTTACATCAGCAATGGTAAAATTATCACGGTGAGCGGCTACCGATAAAAACCCATCTTTTAAAACAGGACTTAAAGAAGTCATAGCTTTCTCATAACATCTACTTGTAACATCTCTCCAATACTTCGTATCATTACGATTAGATAATGCATAATGCATAGCCACAAACTCTGCAAAATCTCGAAACATTTTTTTACATTGATAATTAAAATTATCTCTATCCCATTGAGTTACAATAGATCTCTGTGTATTTCTTATAAATCTAGATAAAAATTCATGTACAGTAAATAAACCATTGCTTTCTAAGGGTTCAATGAATCCAGCAGCTAAACCAATAGCTACTACATTCTTAACCCATACCCTACGACTTATTCCTACTCGCATCTTAATTTTTTTAAATTCTAAATCATCACGACCTAAATACTCTTTAAATTCATTTAATGCATCTGCGTCAGAAACATATTTATCAGAGTAAACATAGCCAGATCCACGTCTCGACCACAAAGGTATACTCCAAACCCAGCCATTTTGAATAGCGGTACAGTTCGTATAAGCATTAAGTTCTTTCTTTTTATCATCGTAAGGTATTCGAGTCGCCCAGGCTGAGTTGTTAGGTAAAATATCACTATAAGATTCAAACGGTTCTTCTAAAGTCTTATCTAACAATAAAGACTTAAAACCAGTGCAATCAAAGAATAGATCTGCACGATGTTGGTTGTTTAAAGATAGTACCCCTGTTTCGTTTTTCTGTATAGATTTAACATCTTCAATAATATGCTTTACACCTCTAGGTAAACAATACTTATCTCTTAAAAACAAACCAAACTTCGTTGCATCAAAATGATAAGCCGTATCATTGAAAAAATTAAAAGGGTATTTAGGATCATTAAATAATTTATTGTTATTTACTAAAGCCATTTGAGGCCAAAAACACGATGCAAAATCACTTCTTGGCGTATCAGGAAACAAGTATTTTTTAACTAACCAATCTACATATCCTAAACTTTTCTCAGGAAAAATAGGTCTTCCAAAGGGATAATGAAAACCACCATCGCCTTTTTTAAAGAAATCTTGAAATCTAATACTTAATTTATAAGTTGCATCAGTGGCTTTGAAAAATTCTTTGTCATCTATACCAAGATACTTGGTCCAAGCTTTTATACCACCAATGGTGCTTTCGCCTACACCAACAGTAGATATGTTTTTTGATTCAATTAAAGATATATCTTTGTTAGGAAATTGTTTAATCAAAGTAGCTGCGGTCATCCAACCAGCACTACCACCACCTACAACAATTATTTTTTTAATGTTATCCATTTGCAAATGGAGCATAAAGTAAAAAAGACCACAACATACCTAAACAAATATATCCTGTTCTTGGCCAGTTTAACCTAAGTCTTGCACAAATTTTTTTTCTAATACTCATTTTGCCTCTTTATCGCTACATATGAAACCAACAACACGTTGACCTTCGTACATGTGATAAGATCTTCGGCTAAAGAAAGTAGTTTTTTTCTCTGTCATTTCCACGTTTTTTTGATACCATGTATAACAAGATTCGTAAATAGTTATATGTTTTGTTTCAATCTTTTCTCCACCTACTAGAATTAATAGGCCAATAACTAACTCTTTCATTGTTTGAGTCTTTGTAAAACCGTTAGTTTTTCTTCGTTTTGAGCAATAGTATCTACAAGTTTATCTGCTTCTTCGATATGTTGCGGATGCTCTCCAATTCCTACTGATTTAGTAAGATATATTTCTAGTGTTGCTTCAGCTTTACTGATATTTGCGTGATAAGTATCTTCTAAGGCTTTTATAATTTTTAATTTCATTTATTTTTATCTTTTAATTTTAACTTATATCTTATTTGGTCTATTTTTTCTTTTATAGATCTACGTGTTTCTTTTGTTTCTGCAGCTCTATACTTCTTATACTCGTTTTTATATTCTATCCAATAACATTGTACTTCGGTAAAAACAATCACTTTATTCTCTAGACACCATTTATATCTACTATGTACTCTATCAGGATCTAAATTTGCTAAATCACACACATGTCTAAAATCATTATTTTGACTCATAAACCATTCATGAGCTTCTTTTTTATTATAGGCTTCATTTTTACCACCCAATGTATACAAACAATCTTCAAAAGCTTGTATGACAATAGCTTGATAAAGTCTATGTTCAGATCTAGGATGTGTTTTAACTATCTCTGTTGCTAAATCAGTTCCCATAATCTTTAATAAGTTTGGTGAGTAACTCAAGATAAAACGCCTCCATTTTGGTTTGATGGAGATCTTTACAAGCTTTATAATCTAAATATAAATCGTTCATGAATAGTGTGCGTTCATAACCATTCATACTTTCTACATCTTCTGAACCAGCATCATAAATTCTATCGAATATAGCCATTTGCATAACCACCAGTTTTGGAAAGGACATGATATGGATGTAGTAACTGGTGGCTACGCATTCTTAACCAAAGACAATCCTAAGTTTTTTGCAACTTTCTTTCGCCCTTGTCGCCAAGCTCTCTCAGTTTTATCTAAAAACTGTAGACTAAAGTTCCCCATTCCATAATCATTACCATTATAAAGCTGAAACATAATTGAAGTTAATTCATCATAAGTTTTTTTTGTTAGGACTTATCATCACTAACTTTTCTAAACCTCTGTCGAATACTTCATGTAACGGTTTTCGCTTTATTTCTGCCAAAACAATCTCCTTTTAAGTTAATAAAAAAGGTTGTTCGCTGTTCGGTAATCTAAGTAGATTGAAACCTCTACTTTTCATTAGGTTATGAGGAATACTGATTATCTGTAACAAATGGCAGACACAAGATCAAGTGTTTATTTGCATCTGCCATACTATATGTGGGTTAGGATACTTTTTTGAAAATTTTATTGTTTTTCTTAATAGTTAGCCCTTTTACGTGCCTTTTCCATGGTTCTAACTGTTTGCTTAATGTAAGCGCTAGTTCTATCGCCATAGCATGGGTCTTACCTTTTGTGGACTCATCTATCTCTATAACTATTTTTTCACCTTTGGTTTTCTTATTACTACTATCGTCCATTGAGTTTACGTCCTCCCTGCACTAATAAATCTGCTCTAAGTTTATCTACAGATTTACCAGTTTTCTTAGCTATGGTTTTAAGTTCAGAATCAACAAGTTTTGCTATCATTGCTCCTGGTCTTCTAAAACCTTTTTCACCCATGGCTGTTATGATTTTATAGTTTTCTATATCTACCGCTACACTTTTCCATTTTCTCGTGTCCATATTTTATACTCCTTCTTAGTTTTACATTTAGTATTCATTAGTCTCCAATGTTCATCAATAAAATGTTCATGAAAAGATTTGTGGTTTCCTTTACTTTTCAAAATTCTATTAATTGCACCAACTCTACGGCTAATCCATTTAGGACTATCTTCTACAATTTTCTCTGCTGACATTGTTACCATCCTTTTCTATAAACCAAACATAAGACCATTCTTCATGTTCAGCTGTACATTTTTTTCCTAACTGCATTGTGTAGCCACAACCTGTTAAAAATAAAAATAATGTTATTATTGTTATTGTTTTCATATGTTCTCCTAGTACATTATAAAATAATACAAACCAGCTATCATTAGCAAGAATAGCTTTGGTGGTATTATTAACATTACGATTAATAAACAGAAATACCCAAATTGTTTCATCATCTTTGTGCATCTCCATCTGCTTTGTTTAGATCCTCTTCATAGGTCCTACACTCAATCTCATCATTAATAAGATCTGTAGCTAACCATTCATTTACAGGATACACAGGAGCTGAATAAACATCTACTTTTGTAGCTGCTAACCGTCCCCTTTGTTCTTTGAAATGTTCAGAGTCTTGTGTTGTGGCATCACCTTGTAAATTGTGTGTATGTGTTTTACTCAAAACATCATCCATAGCCATAACCCACTTCTTAAATAAATGTGAGCTTGACTTAAGTTTTAGTTCACCCATGCGTCCCTCCAAGATTTAAACTTCTCTTGTACATAATCGAATAAAGCA